TCTTCCCTGAGGACGTCTGGTGCTGGACAACCCCGGACGAGATGACGCTCCCGGTCAACACGAACGGTCGACCCGAGGAGTTTCGCGTCCTGTCCACCATCATCAAGGTGGAGCCGTGGTCGCCGACGATCGCGCAACGACTGCCTTACGCCGTAGTCGAGTTGGTCGACGATCACTTCATCGACGGGCTCGACCCGGACGGTCTGGAGACCGTCATCAACTCTCTCACCGATCGGCTGGAGCAGATGCGGGAGACGCATCAGCGCCTCGTCGAGATCCGGACCGAATACCGGACTCGGGCGAACGCCTAGCACAGTCGGTCCCGAACCGTACAGTCGAGACGCCGGGCCTGCTCAGACGAAGTGAGCAGGCCCGGCGTGCACGATCATCCCATCTCACGCGAAGGACTCGCATTGACCAATCATCTGGAAGTCGTACCCGAATTCAAAGACACGCTCGATCGAGCGGCCTGGTGGTTCAAGGAGCAATGGCTATGGTCCCGGGCCGACTGGTCGAAGGTCCGCAAGCCGATGACCGAGGAATTCCGACGGCGGGCTTACGCACGCGAAGGAATTCCGTATCCGGACGACGCGCAGCCGGCGCCTGAGCAGGCCGGACCCGTCGCCGCACCTCCTCAGCCGCCGAAGCGGATGGCGCCCAGCGTCACATCGCACACCTATCTAGTGGCGGCGGATGGCACGCATCTGGTGAAGATCGGAATTGCGAAGGATCCGATGCGCCGACTGAAGGAGCTTCAGACGGGCCAGCCGATGAGCCTGCACTTGCTGTGGTCCGTGGCCGGGAATTACGAGAATGACCTGCACGTCCACTTCGCCGCTTACCGGGTACGTGGCGAGTGGTTCGATCTGACGCCCCTCGGCGATCCGGTCGACGTCGTGAAGGCGGCCGTCGGGGAGATCGAGGTCTCACGCAGCCGGGTGCCCGAGTGAGCGGGCCGGCGGACGAAGACGACGACTTCCCTTGGAACGCGCCGATCCGCGCCGTCAACCGGCTGCCGATCGTCGACAGTCCGGACCAGGTGCCGGAAGGGCACACGGCCGTGCCGGTCGAATGGATCCAGGATTATCGGTTGAGTCTGGGCGCACGCGGCCTGCTCGTAGAGATCCTGGCGCACGGCGGTTCGTGGGACATCGACGCGGAGGGCCTGGCGGAGCTGCACCCCAGCGAAGACGTCGACGAGATTCGTGGCTGGATCGCCGAGCTCGAAGAGCATGGATACCTGTCCGAGGGCTGACCCGGACGCAGCAACGGCCGGTGGGATGTGGCGTCCCGCCCGGCCGTCTCGATCGGCGGGTGACTGCCCGCACAACCTGAGGAGTTCACGTTGACTGTACCGACCCGCGCTCGCGCCTGCCAGATAGGGGCATGCGAGTGGTGATGGTGGTGCACCGGCCGAAGCTGACGAAGAACTTCGTGCAGATGGCCAACGAGACCGTTTTCGACGGGCGGCTGACGCGACTGGCCCGCCAGTTGCTCACCGAGATCATGGCCCGGCCGCCGGGGTGGCAGGCCACGGCGGACGAGATGGCCGCCCAGGGCAAGCGGGAGCGCGGCCCGGGTGCGGAAAGCCGGCGCTCCATCCACGCCGCGTTCACCGAGTTGGAGAAGTTCGGCTACCTGATTCGGACTCGTTCGCGGATCCCCAAGGGGCAACCAGGGGCCGGCGGATTCATAACGACGCTCGCCTTCTACGGCCTGCCCCAAAACGGACATAACCAGGATGGCACCCACGGAGGGGTTGGCCAGTGGGTGGACTGACGACTGAGGGGGCTCGTGACCGGCGGGTCTTCTATAAGACGGGTGACCTAATACGGCAGGTAAAACACTCCCGCTTCCGCGTCAGCAAAATACGCGGGGCCGCAGGCCCGGCCTTAGTGCGTGCGCGTGCGCGCGAGGCGGGCAGGAGGGGAGGAAAATGACCACCACGATCGCCGCCGCGGTCATCACTCACGCCGCCCGCGTCCTCCTCATCCGCCGCGCCACCCCGGAGGCCTCCCTCTCCTGGACGTTCCCGTCGGGCAAGGTCGACCCCGCCGAGTCTCCGTCGACCGCCGCGGTCCGCGAGGCCCTGGAAGAGGCGGGCGTCACCGTGGCCCCGCTCCAGCTGCTGGGTGAGCGCATGCATCCGGCGACGGGCCTGCGCGTCGTCTACGTCACCTGCCGACTGGTCTCCGGCACCGCTCATGCAGCCTCGCCGCGCGAGGTTGCTGAGGTGCGTTGGGTCGGCCTCAGCGAGCTTCGGGAGTTGATTCCGGGCGGCATCTACCCACCGGTGCAGGCCTATCTCGAAGGAGTCTTGCCCCCATGAGACTCCGCCTCGCCTGCACCACCTGCCCTTCTGTCTCCCGCCTGTCCGCTCACCCATAAACTGGCGCACGCCGCCACCGAAAGGACCCCTCCCGATGCGACCCCAGGATTTCCGCGACTACCTAGTTGACCTGCTGAAGAACAGTTCCGACGTGCAGCGTGTGGAGGTGCTGGAGGGCGGCAAGCATCCTTACGCCCTGGCCGCCGCAGTGGCTGGCAAAGAGGTGCGCTGGCAGGTCATCGGCCAGCTGGCGGACGGCGCAAAGCACGCCACTCCGACGGCGCCGGTGAACGCTGGCCCGCCCGCCTACACAACGGCGCCGGCCACTGGCGCACCGGATGCCTGGCTGGCCGGCGTGATCGGTGCTGCGGAGCCTGCGGACACGGAGCGGCTTGAGGCGTGGTCGACGCGCAAGAAAGCGGGCGAGCCCGGGGTGACGGTGCACTTCCACAACGGGGAACGCGCCTTCGTGCGCCTGATCTGAGCCCTTTCCGCGGCCAGCTGGCTGCCGCACGGTGGGTTGCGCACGAGGTACCTCCGTCCAGCGAAGGAGAACCCCAATGCGCAACCACGTCGATCCCGTCCAGTGCTCGGCCGCATGCCCCGTCTGTGGCGCCTACGGCAGCGCGGAGCCGGGCCAGCCGACAGCCCAGCATCAGGCGCAGGGCAGCCGCGAGATGTGCCCCGGGAGCGGCCAGCCTGCCGTCTGACGGGCTTGTAGACCATTCGAGTGAGCGCCCTCGGCCTGACGGTCGGGGGCGCTTTACGGTGTCCTGGAGTCGATCCACGAGGGGATGCCATGACGACTGAACCAACTCCGGGCCCGCTGAACACCGAGATGCGCACGGTCACGTTCCCCGACGGCAGCCGCGGCGTGATCGCGGTGGCGGCCGGCTTGTCGCAGGACGAGGCGGATCTGATTGCCGCGCAGGTGTGGGCAGAGCTGCCGGAACCGGGCGTGCCGAACGAGTAACCGCACCACTACCCGAGGGTCTCGCGTGGGTCAGCTGGGGCCCCTGTTGCGCGCCTCCGGTGAGTCCGCTCACAGCCTCGCCGCCGCGCTTGCCGGAGGCCTGCTTTCCGGCGACGCTCCCCCGGTCAACTCGCTTTGACCTTGGGGGGTTTGGGGATGCAGTGCCCGATCTGTAAATCGACGCACGTGCAGCAACTGCGCGGTTACTGGCAGGACCTTCCGGCGGAGTCGCCGAACAAGGGCAAGTACGCGCCGCCGGATGAGGTGGACGTCCGGCAGTGGCTGGGCGTGCTGGCCATCTTCTTCGGGATCTATGTGGCGGTCACGGCCAGCCTCGGCTACGGCCTGCTGATCGCGCTGGCGGGCCTGCTGTGGGGCCTGTGGATGGCGGCGCAGGTGCAGCGGTACCAGGTGGCGTTGGGGACCTACAACACCTCGCTGATCTGCAAGGCCGGGTACCACCTGTTCGTGCCGTAGACGCACGCAAAAGAGCCCCGCACCATCAGGTGCGGGGCTTCTGACCGTCATCGCGCGGGCTGCGGGTCGCTGGTGTAGGTCCAGGTGACCGCGGGCGCGGCCTGAAGGGTCGGCAGGGATGGGATTGTGCGGGCCAGCCATGAGCCCGGCTCGGTGGTGAAGTGCGGGGCCGGGCTGGTTTCCCACCACGACCGGACCGCGATGGTGTTCACCGTCTCGTTGCTGCGCTTGTCGACGTACTCGACGGCCCGCTCCCCAACGTGCCGGACGGCGATCCGGCCGCGTTTGCAGCCGTCGGGGTAGTCGTTCCAGTTGATGCCGTGCTCGGACCATAGGAGTTCCTGCATGCCACCCGTGGACACGCCGTGCAACTCGCGGTGAGAGAACCGGGCTTGGGCCGCCATCGCGATCGAGTTGCGGACGGCGTCCCTCTGCCGCCACAGGAAGTAGTTCGCCACCTCTACCGGGTCGGAGAGGGTGAACACGCGGGAGTCGAAGAGGGCACGGCCGTCGGGCCGCCGCTCGTTGAGGACGGCGGTCGCGAGCGCGGCGGAGATGCTGACCTGCTTGGCGACGACCCCGCCGAACCAGGGCTCGGTCTGCTCAGACGCGAAGTCGGTGACGAGCAGGCTGATCTCGTCGGACTGGGTGTAGGCGAACACACTGCCAGTGATCTCGGCGCAGAGGGCTTCGGCAACCGCGTCCATGTCGGCCATGAACGCCTCGTCGAACGGCTTGACCGCGCCGCGCAGGTAGCTGTGGAAGGAGCGGCCGTCGACGCGGAGCAGTGTGTACGTGCGGCGCGGCAGGGTGGATCGGTATGCGGCCTCGTAGCGTTTCATGCGGTCGCCGAGCGCGGTCTTGTCGGTCACTGCTGCTCCTTCTGCCGGTCGAGTTGTTCCCCGAGCTGCCGTACCCCGTCGCTGAACCTGCGCTCCGGCGGCGCGTGGCACTCGCAGACGCATTTCGCCCCGCAGTGCTTGCACTCCCCGGGCCGTTTCTTCCCGGCCAGCCCGGTCATGCCCTGGCAGTAGCCGTGGTCGCCGTGAAGGCAGCCAGTGCTCAGATAGGCGTGTACTCCGAGGTGGTGCGCGTACCGGGTGAGCGGGTAGGCGACGGCAGCGGCGAGGCGGGCACGTAGGGGCTTACGGTCCGGGTTGGCGGTCACTGCTCCTCCTGTCGGTCCAGTCCGGCGCCGATCTGGCCGCGGAGGGTGAGGTGGTAGAGGCGGGCCCCGGGTCGTGTCGGGTGCGGCTTGTGGCCGATCCATCCGACCTGCTCGAAGATGTCGAGGGCCGGGTAGACCGTGCCGGGCCCGTAGCCGGTGGCGTGGCAGATTCCGGAGGGCGCCGTCTCGCCTTGCTCGTGGATGGCGGCGAGGACGGCGAGGCGGCGCCGGGTGAGGCGGATCTTCACGTCTGGTCCTGGGGTTCGTCGTGTCCGCCGAGCATGCAGTCGACGGCGTGCAGTGCGATCTCCAGCCCGGCGGCGATCCCGTCGTGCGCGGTGATGCGCAGGTCGTCGAGGTCGGGGCGCGGATGCTGGCCGGCGCGGCGGGCCTTGGCGCGTTCGGCGGCCAGCCAGGCGCGGAGACGGCGGAGGTTGTCCGGCGCATCGCTGCTGGTCGGCGAGTTGTCCGGGGTTGTTCGCGCGGATTCTTCGGCGTTGTTCGCGTCGTTGCGTTGGATGATCGCGTCGCGCAGCTCGACGAGGCGGCGATCCCACCAGCGGGCGAGGCTGACGCCGAGCGGCGGTGGCCCGGCTTTCACCCACCGTTCGTAGAGGGCGACGACAGGCTGATCGTCGGGTGTGGGCATCGTCAGTCCTCCTTGGGTTCGTCGAGGGCGGTACGGATGTGTTTGATGGCGGCAAGGTAGGCGCCGTCGAAGTCGGGGTCCTGCGGGTTGGCGTGGACTGCGGCTTCGATGCGGTCGCACTCTGCGGAGACGCGGGTGACGGTGGCCTCGGCGCGTTCGGCGCGCTGCTTCTGTTCGTTGGCGTAGGCGACGGCCTCGGCACGCTGTCCGACGGCCGTCACCTTCTCGGTGATCTTGTTGGCGAACGCGGTCATCGTGACGTGCCCGACGAGCTGGGAGCAGAAGGTGAACGTGCCGTGCTGGCGGGCGTCCCAGAAGTCGGCGATCACCTCGGTCGCAGCGTCGGGCTGCGGACAGTCGACGAGCGAGCAGGTGATGTAGCCGCCATCGCCGAGGAACAGGCCCTTCGTGCCGCAGGCTGGGCAGCGGCCTTGGACGAGGGGCAGACCTGCGGCGAGCGGTGATGTGGATGCGGGCTGGTCGGTCATCGGTTCCTCCGTGCTGCGCGTCGTGTCTCCCGGTTGGCGGGCGGTGGTGGGGCGAGTTCCTCGTCATCGTCTTCGACCACGGTCTCGGCGGGGCGGACGATGACGGTCTCCCAGTGGCGGCCTCGGACGCCGGCGTGTTCACGGCGGGGGTTGGATGGCCCGGTCACGGCTGGCCTCCGGTGTTGATGGCGCGGGCGACGGCGAGGGCGTGTGGGTTGAGGCACTGGTCTGGGCTGCTGCCTGTGGCTCGGCTGAGGTGTTCGGCGTCGGTGCGGGCGTCGTCGAGCCATTTGGCGATGGGTTCGCGGGCGCGGATGAGCCCGGCGACGGTGGGCGTCATGGTGACGGCCCCGGTGAAGCGGGCGGTGCGGAGTCGGGCGACTGCTGCCTTGAGTTCGTCGCTGGGGCTGGTCACAGGTAGTCGCCTTTCAGGGGCACGGTGGTGGTGTCGCGGTTGCGGATGGCTGTGTGGCCATGGAGTTGCCGGGCGCCTTGTTCGCAGAGCTGGTTCAACTGGTCTGGGTTGTCGTGCCAGAGGGGCTCGCAGTCCGGGGGCGCGGTCACGGCTGCTGCTCGGGGTTGGCCATGAGTTCCAGCAGGTAGCGCCCGACGTCGGCCATGACGGCGTCTTGCGCGGTAGCACTGAACTCGGCGGCGGGTCCGAGCTTTGTCCACTCGGTGGCCTTGACGGCGACTGCCGCGACGGCTGCTTCGGCTCGGAGCGCCCGCGCCCGGATGTCGGCCACGTCTTCGACGACGCCTCGGATCGGTCCGGTGACTTCGCCGACGGCGGCTTCGTGCATTTTGGCGACGGTCCCGCAGGCGGATTCTTGGGCGGCGTGCAGGTTGTCGATGTCGAAGTACAGCTCGTCGAGGTGCTGTTGGGTGAGTTCGTGGAGGGGCAGTCGGTCGGTCATGTGCGTCTCCGGTGGTGTGTGGTCGTGCAGGCGGGCGGGAGGACGGCGGTCACGGTTTGATCTGCGGCTTGATGTCGAACACGGGCTCCCCGTCCGGTGCGGCTTCAGCGTCGGCGGCGAACACGGCTTTCACGTCGGCGATGCTCATGCCGTCGAAGGTCTGCCAGCAGTTCGGGCACGGGTCGCCGTTCAGCGGTACGGGTGCGGCGCAGTAGCGGCAGGGGCTGCCGGGTTCTTCGCTGCTGGTGCTGCATGGGTGCTGGTCGAGGTGTTGCGGGTGGTCGTCGAACTTGCAGTGGCCCGCTTGTCGTTCGGCGCAGCCACGGCTCAGGTTGGTGCCGCTGGGGTCGCGCCAGTGGGGTTGGTAGGTCTCGGTGCACTCGGGGCAGACGAAGGTCATGTCGCGTCCTTGGGTTTGATCACGTAGTTGAGTCCGTCGTCGAGGTCGAGCCAGACGAGGAGTGTCACCAGCGCGTCAGCATCAGGTCGTTTGTCGTCGGCGAGGCGAGAGAACGTGGACGGGGATACGTCGACCTGGTCGGCGAGTTGCCGCCATGTCAGGCCTTGCTGCTGGCGTCGGTGGTCGAGGCGGCGACGAAGCTCGGGGACGTCCAGTCGGTAGATGCTCATGCCGCCTCGTCAAGGTCGTCGGTGTCGCCGCGCCCCCAGCTCGGCCCTGGACGCCCTATGGGCGTCTCTGCGGGCTCAGGAGCCGCCCGGAGGTCGCCCGGGAGCCCTGAACCCCCCTCGGGTCCCCCAGCGGGCACACAGGTACCGCGAACGGCCTGCCACACCCGCCGGCAGGCGCGCCACGCCACGACACCCGCCGCGTACACGGCCAGCCCCGCCACCCCGCACAGCAGGAGCAGCCAGATCGCACCCGCACGGAGGAGGGCGGGGATCGTGGCGAGCGCCTCGGCGACGAGCTGCGCGGTGGTCACTGGGTCGCCCCCTGCCGGGCAACCGGCCACGACCAGCCCATGCGCGCCCGGTGCTTCTTTCCGCCGTGTCCGGCCGGGAGGTTGCAGGGCCGGGGCTCGTACTCGGGCAGGTGCTTCGGTCCACCGATCGATCCGCACTCGGGCTCGCCGGGGTTGGCGAAGTCCTTGAAGTGATCCAGGTGCAGCAGAACGCTCGCGTCGTCGCGGTAGCAGATGTGCGTGGCGCAGCTGCCGCAGAACTCGCACTCGGCGCATTCGTCGAGGAGCCACGGGTCGACGAGGATTCCGAAGTGGGCGGTGTAGCGGCGGTTGGCGCACGGCGTCTTCCAGGGGCGGCTCACAGCCCAGCCCCCTTCGGTCGCTCATCCGCATCGAGGTCGTGGAGGCTGAACCGCTCGCGGGTTTTCGTGGTCCGGTCGAAGCGAATCTCGGCGATCGCCGGGTGGGTCACCAGCGTTTCGGCGTCGGCGATGGCTTCCGGGTATGTGCGGTGGCCGGTGGACCAGTCGATCCAGTTGCCGGTGCGTTCGATTCGGATGACGACGGTCCAGACGATGTCGTGGCGGATCTCGACGGCCATGTCAGTGCTCCTTGCCGGGCTGGGACACGGCGGCGCAGGCCGGGCAGGAGGCGTGGCACCGGTCCGGGTCGCAGAGACATTCCTCGGCGGACGGTTCGGCCTCCTTCGGCTGCTGCGCCCCACCAGCGGGCCCGGCACAGGTGACGAGTGCCGCGTCGCGAGTCATCCGGTCGGTGCGCGGCAGCTCGAACGGTGTGCGTCCGCAGCAGGGGGTGAGGCCGGAGCCGTCCGGCGGGCAGCCGTGGACCGTCTCGTCTGCCGGTTCCTCGCCAGCCCCGGCCGGGACAACGGCAGGCACGTGCGGGTCGTCGCTGCCCGGCGGCCGATGCCCGGCAGGCTTCGCGCAGTGGCCGCCGCCCACGAACTCGACGTCGCAGGACGGGAGCAGCGCCGGGCTCCATCCGTCGAGCGCGGTCGCAATCCGGCGGGCGGCCGACCCCTTGGTGATCAGGTCGTCGGGCTCGCTCAGGTCGGTCTCCTGCTCCAGTGAGTCATGCAGTCGACGCACTCGCTCGATTGCCGCTTCGGCCTGCTCGACGCGCTGGTAGTGCAGCAGCCACTGCGGGGTCTCGATGTCCCGGCCTGCCGCCTTCGCGATGGCGGCGATCGTGCGCAGCGGCACGTAGGTCCCGCGCTTGCTGACCTCCCACTGGCCGACCGCGCGACGGTAGGCGGCGAGTTCGGACTCCAGGCCCTGGGCACGCAGGTTGAGACGGCGGTTGGTGGCGCGGGCCTGTCCGAGTGCGGCTTCGTGCCCGCACTCGATCGGGTCGGGGCAGACGGGCGTCTCGATGGCCCCATTCAAGCTTTCGGCGTTTTCCTTGAACTTCGGGTCGGGAAGTTCAACCGAACCTGAACTGCACTGTCGCGCCCGGATGGCCAGACGGCGCGCGTCGTCGTCCAGCACCGCAATCACCCGGGCGCCCACGTCGAAGAACAGGCCCCGTGCAGCGTCCCGGATCTGCCGCTCGGCCAGTCGGTGCGACTCGTCTCGGCCCACGGGCGGATGGGCGCAGGTGCAGTGGCCGCCCGCCTTGTAGCCGTCGTGCTCCAAGGGGCAGATGCCTGGGTCCGGTGTCCGGCCGCAGGTGCAGGTGCTGGTGGCGGCGATGGCCTGTTGCCGATCGAGGCCCCGGCGCCGGGCTTCGGTCAGCTCCGCAACCTCGGCCACCAAATCTTCGGCCCGGTCGCGGATCACCTCCCAGGTCGCCCCCGTGCCGAGACGGAGCGCAGCCGAGACGGCGAGACGGTAAGCCTCCTCGGCGGGCCGGTCGGCGGGTACGGGAGCGGTATTCAGGTCGGAGGCGGGTTGACCTGAATGCGCTACCTCCGATTCAGGCGAAGCTGAAGAGCGCTCCGGCAGCACGGCCAGGACCGAACTGGTGATGCTGTCACCGAGGTTGGCGTCCTCAAGTTCGGCGACCAGGCGAAAGCCCTCGTCGACGGCGGCGGCGATCCGGTCGCGTAGTGCGGTCTCTGCGGGTGCGGCCACGGCGGGGGCGGGCTCGTAGTACGTGGCGAAGTCGACTGGGCTGAACACGAGGAAGTCCTCGTCGGCTTTCACCACCCAGTCGCCGGGCTCCATCGGGTCCATGCCGTCGAAGTCGCGGCCACAGAAGGCCCGCAGCTGGTCGGCGTTGCTGCCGGTCCACTGGACGGCTTCGACTTCGGTGGTGCGGTGGCGGAAGCGGGCGGTCTGCGGGTCGGTGGTCATGGTGCTGCTCCTTCGGGTGGGGCCGGCCGCCGCCGGGAAGACGACGGCTGGGGGCGGGGGTCAGGCGGCAAGAACGTCGACAAGCGGCGGCCCGGCACTCGCGGCAGCATCACGGAGCACCTCAACCACGCGGGCCACGTTCAGGCCGTCGCTGTCCTCCCACTCGACAAGGCCGCAGCCGAGATGGCGGCTGAGCCTGTGGGCCATGACCGCCTGCACGTCGTGCACCGGCTGGCCATGCAGTGGGGCGGTCTTGCAGGCGGCCAGGTTCAGCGTGGTGCCGATGTTGAGGTGGCTGTCGTCCGGGCCGGGCGGGTTCCAGCCGAAGCGGCCGACGAGGTGGGCGGCGTGGGCGAGGCCTTCGGAGACTGTGGCGGCGAGCGACGTGTCGGGAGCGGGCGTGCTGGTCATGGTGGGTGGTTCCTTCCGGCTGGTTGGGCGGGTTGGGGTGCGACGGGAACAGGCTCAGACGGGGGTGGCGGCGAGGGCGTCGGCAACGGTGCGTCCGCAGTACACGAGCAGCGGCGCCTGCTCCCTGGCCAGCCGTAGTGCCGTGTCGTGGTCGAAGCGGTGCGCGGCCAGCCAGACGGCCTGCTCCGTGTCGAAGCTGTCCATCTCGGCCTCGGTGGCGGGCTCGTCGGGGCCCTCGCTCCAGGCGAAGCCGTGCGACCAGGTGCCGTCGGCGCCGAGGAATCGGCTGCGGCAGCGCACGGCCCACAGGTCGTCGCACCGGTACTCGACCTGCACGGTGTACGTGAACCGCTCGTCGTGGCCTTCGGGCAGGCAGGAGATGACGTAGCGGGTGGGTTGGATGGTGGGCTCGGGAGCGGCGGTCATTTGTCCGTGTTTCCGTTCTGTCGGGTGGGTGGGGCGGGGTGGTGTGGTGTGGGCTGCGGGGCCTACTGAACGGTCGGTCAGTTGGGTGGGTCGCGGTTTAACGGGCGGTTACTGACCGACTGGTCGGTTGGGGTGGTGTTCGGTTGGTGCGGGTCAGGCGTGGTGTGTGCCGCGTCGGGACTTGGGGGCGGTGGCGGGGTTCGGGGGCATGGCCTTGTAGTCGTCGCCGTTGGCGATGCGTACGAGGCGGTCGACGGTGACGGTGCGCCAGCCGAGTTCGCGGCAGCGGTGGACGGCTTCGAGGAGGCGTAGGGCGGTCTCGATGCGTTCGGTTTCGTTGGTCGGCTTGGGCTTGAGGGCGGTCATCGGGTTCTCCTTGGCGGGCGTGTGCGGCTTTCTGGCGGCCTGCTGGGTGCGGGGTGGACTCCTGGGGCCTGCGTGCCATGCGGGGCCCTCCTGCGCCTCCCTGTGGCCTCAGGGCGGTGTCTGTCGGACGGGTCAGGCGGCGGGGCTGGGGAGTCGCACGTCTTCGGTCGACGAGCCGTAGTCGGCCATCACGGCGGCGAGTTCGTCGGCGAGCCACTGCTTCCACTCGGCGGGGGCGTGGCGTCCGGCCTCGTTCCATGCCCGCTTGGCCGCGGCGATGGCCTCCTTGCGCCAGGCGCGCTTGAAGGGCCGATCGAGCATTTCGCCGCAGGACCAGGAGTCGCCGCAGCCGAGGCAGGTGATGGTCGGGCCGTAGTACGGGCCGTGGTCCCGGCCCGCGAAACGACGGCGCTGCTTGCACGTCGGGCAGGCGAGGATGCGCCGGATCGGAAACGACGGCGGACGGCAGATGATCGGGGCGGTCATCGGTTCCCTCCGGAGTCCAGGCAGCCTTTGAAGAACGCGGCCATGTCGTCGGCGCCGATCTGCGCGGCGTAGTCCCGCAGCCGTTCCATGGCGGTCCGGTCGATGCGGACGTCGGGGCGGCCGAACGTGTCGGTGGCGACCTCGATGTCGGCACCGGCCGCCGCACACACGGCCTTCCACTCGGCGACGGAGAACTCGGCGGTCATCGGGCGGCCTGCCCGACCTCGGCGATGCCGTCGAGGCGGGCGATGGTGGGGCATGGCCACTCGAAGCGGTCGGGGCGCCACGACGGCCCGTTGCCGTCCTCGTTGATGCAGGTGGCGCAGACGAAGCCGAGGTGCTGGCGGGCGCACAGGTCCTCAAGGTCGTCGCCCGACTCGCAGTGGTCGTCTTCGTAGCCCTCACTCTCCGGGCTGCAGCCGCACGTCTCGGCGAGCGGCAGGATCTCCTGCCGCTGGTGGTCCTCCAGCCGCACGATCAGCTCCGGGTAGTTCCGCTCGGCGAAGAACCGGAGGCGGGAGGCGAACTCGGTGGCCGTCTCGGTCGTGTACGGCGTCATCGCCAGGGCGTTGCGGGTGAAGTCCTCGGCGGCCCGCAGGCGGCGCTGCGTCATCTCGTGGCCGATCCGGTTGAGTTCGTCGTGCAGGGACATGAGTTCTCCTTCTGGGCAATGCCGCGATCAGGCGGCGTCACGGTGCTCAACACGGCTGGCGGGGTTGCCGCCGCACTTGGCGCAGGTGCACGTGTCGGGCGGCGGGGTCGGGCCGGTGGCGGCGGTGCCGAGAGGCCAGCCGCCGGTGTGGGTGATGCGGTAGGCGGGGGCCGGGACCGCGGTGAGGGTGGGCTTCGGCTTGGGGGCGCGGCCGGCGAGGGACAGCAGGTAGTCCTTGAGGTCGCCTTGCTCGCGCATGGCGGCGAAGTCCTCAGCGGTGGGCTGGTTCATCACGTCGCCGCCATGTCAGAGAAACGTGCGAAATGACCTTGGAAGGCGGCGGTGATCGTCGCGGTGGGCCCGTTTCGGTGCTTGCCGACGATGAAGTCGGCCTCACCGGCCCGCGGGGACTCTTTCTCGTAGGCGTCCTCGCGGTGGAGCAGGATCACGATGTCGGCGTCCTGCTCGATCGCTCCCGACTCGCGCAGATCGGACACCTGCGGCTTCTTCTCGGTGCGCTGCTCGGGTCCGCGATTGAGCTGACAGAGGACGATGACGGCGATCCCGAAGTCCTTGGCGAGGAGCTTCAGTCCGCGGGAAAGGTCGGCGACGGCCTGCTGCCGGTTGTCGGCCCGCCCGACCTGCATCAACTGCAGGTAGTCGATGATCACCAGTCGCAGGCCCTTGGTGCGGACCAGATTGCGGACGCGGGCCCTCAGGGTCGCCAGCGACAGGAGGGCGCCGTCGTTGATGTACAGCGGGGCGTCCTGGATGGTGTCCTTCACGCGGACCGCGGCGCGGGCCAAGTCGACGTCGCCGACGATGCCCTGCCGCAGGTGGTGCAGCGGGATGCGGGCCTCGGCGCACAGGATGCGGTCCGAGAGGTCGTCGCTGCTCATCTCCAGCGACTCGATGAGCGTGGGGATCTTGTTGCGGACCGCGGCGCCGCGCGCGAAGTCCTGGGCCAGCGTCGACTTGCCCATGGCCGGCCGGGCGCCGATCACGATCATCTGGCCGGGGGTGAAACCGCCGGAGAACAGGCTGTCGAGGTCGATGAACCCGGTCGGGACGCGGTCCTCGTTGGTGGGCGGTGTGACGGCGCGGACGAGGCTGTTGCCGACGAGGTCGCCGATGGAGGCGAGGTTGTCTTCGTCGGTGGGCCGGACGACACCGTCGAGATCGGCCTGGACGGCGGCCACGTCGGAGTCTTCGTCGAAGGCAGGCGAAGATGCCTTGAGGATCGCGTCGTAGCCGAGCGCCACCATGCGGGCGGCAACGGCCTTCTTGGCGACGCGGCGGGCATACCAGGCGGCGTTGCCGTAGTGGGCGTGGTTGCACAGCTCCATCAGGTGGTCGGCGGCCGGAACCCGGGAGGGCATGCGGCCGTCGGCATGCCAGGCCTCCAGCTGCCGGTGCACGGCGAGGTGCTTGAGCTCGCCGTCACGGAACGCGGTGCGGAGTTCCTCGACGGCGAACCAGGACCAGCGCAGCCAGTCGGTGGTGATGTCTGCGGGGTCGAAGCCTTCCGCGCCGAGTTCGTCGATCGCGGAGGGCTGCATGATCGCGGTGGCGACGAGGATCTGCTCGGCCTCAAGGTCACAGGGGCGTGATGGTGGGCGCGGGCCGGCGTCCGCCGGGGCCTCGTCGGGCGCCCACAGTTCGGTCTCGGTGCTCACGCGGCCTCACCCCGACGGCGGTCGCGGCCCTTCATGGCGACGCGCTCGCACATCTCGACGAGCCGACTGGTGACGCGGTCGCCGAGGCGTTCGGCCAACTGCTTCGGCTCGACGTTCGACGTGAACAGGGTCGGCCGGTGGTTCTCGTAGCGGTGGTTGACCAGCCGGAAGTTGACCTCCTCGGTGAACTCCGTCGGCTTCCGCTCCGCCCCCAAGTCGTCGACGAACAGGAGGCGGGCATCCCGGTACTTGCGGAACTCGGCCTCCGAGTCGACGCCGAACCGGGGCCGCAGCGCCGCATACAGGTCCGCGGCGGTGGTCACCTGCCACTGGCCGTAGACGCCGCTGACCGCCAGCTCCCGCATCGCCCCGTATGCCTCATGGGTCTTGCCGACGCCGCACACGCCGAGCAGCAGCAGCGAGGGGCCGTTGATGATGCTGGCGATCGGTGCGCTGCGGTCCTCCTGGAAGCTCTTGGCGTCGGCGATGAGGCCGTCCATCCAGGTGCGCAACTGCGGCAGCGACGGGACGGCGCCGCGGTAGTGGAACGGGACCTTCGCCATCGTCTCGGCGTAGGTGTTGCGGGCCACGTTCGCGGCGCTGTGCGCGTCGAAGTCGTGCAGGTTGAACCACTCGTCGGTCAGACCGCGACTGGCCAGCAGCGGGGCGACGTCATGGCCTCGCAGGTTCATGGGCGGGATGTACTGCATGTCAGAGGTCCTCGTCGTAGACGGATTGATCAGTGGGGTCGCGGTACGGCTGATAGCCGCCGGGCTCGTCAGTCGGGTCTTCGTAGCTGCCGGCGTCGAGCCAGGTGTTGGAGTACGGCGTGAATTGCCGGTCCTCGTTGCGGCGCGCGAAGGCGTAGGCCTTGGCGGCCTTGACGATGTGGTCCGGGTCGGCGCCGCGGTCGATGGCGTCGCGCCATGCCGTCTTGGTCTTCTCGGGCTTCATGGGCCGCGGATAGCAGACCCAGAACTCGGCGAAAGCTCGCCAGGTGTAGTCGCGCTCTTCGTCGACTCCTGCCGCGCGATCCGAGCCGCGGGCGCCATAAGAGTCTTTTGGTTCATCTGTTGGTTCATCTTTTTGGTTTGGGTGACGCCCACGTCGCCCCTCCTGCGACGTGGGCGTCACCCCATCCGCGACGCCAGCGTCACCGGTGACGTCCACGTCACCCCTGACGTCCACGTCACCCGTAAAATCGGACGGCACATCTTCTGAACTGGGCTTCTTCTTTCCACCGCGCCGTCGAGATGACGCGAGCGTCACCCGTGACGTCCGCGTCACCTCATCGGCACCGGCTCGGCCGCCCGGCACGGTCCGTTCGAGGGCCAGGTCGTAGACCTCCGGACGCTTCCCCTCCGGAAGGTGTCCGGCCTTGGCCTGATCGCCGAGACGAATGAGGCCGAGCTCTCGAAGCTGCTTGAGGTCACGCTGGGCGGAGCGCTCGGCCTTGCAGGCGTAGGCGGCCAGCCGGGCGACCGACGGGTACGCCCCGCGGCCCTTCCTGTCGGCGTGGCGCGCCAGCCCGCTGAGGGTGGCGACGAGCTGCGCGGGCATCGGTGGAGCATGTTCGAGTGCCCAGTCCATGGCCTCAGTGCTCACTTCTGGTCTCTTCTCAAGGAGGGGTGTCTCTCTGGGTGTTCAGCTGTTTCGAGGCAGCCCTCATGGAGGCTTCGGGTCGATTACTCGGGCCGGGAAAGGAGCTCGGCGAGTCGAGCCCTCTGTTTGTCGGTGAGGTGAAGGCGCAGCTTCCTGGCGGCATCTGTCATCGACCGGTCCAGTCGGACAAGTAGCGCTTCCGGGCGTGCGACGGGAACGGAGGGCCGGTCCTTGACCTTGTAGGGCCGACGGGACGCGATGTACCGGTCGGCCTGCTCGAACTCCTGCTGCGTGGGGCGCTCGAACGCGGCGAGGTGGTAGGCCCGCGCCCGTTCCGCCCAGGGCAACGACGAGGGCCCCCACTCCACGTTCCTGTCGTGTCGCGACATGACCGAGTTGCAGCGGTCGCAGATCAGTCCGCGGACGAAGAAGAGGCCGTCGCCCTGGAAGTGATCGATGACCAGAGCACCCCGCACCGTCTCGACCTCTGGCGTCTCGCATAGCTCGCAGCGGCCAGCCGCGCGGGCTTGCAGTCGATCGAAGTCGTCGCAGCTCATCTCGTACTTCAGGAAGTGATTGCAGCTGTTGCCGGGTGTGGCGTGGCGCGTTTCGGTACGCCTGTTGGGCACAGGCAAGATCTCCCCTGTCATGCGTATGAGAATAGCGTTCGCGGGTCGCGTTCACAATGCGCGGAGGCGTAGCGCGACCGCGACACGCTGTGTCACCATGTGCTTCATGGACACCCTCGACACGAAGATTCAGGCCGCAGCGAAGAAGCGCGCTCGGGCCGAGAAGGCCTTCAACGATGCTGACGCCGAGCTGCGCGACCTCCTCGTGAAGGGACGGGCAGCGGGAAAGGGCCCGTCGCACATGGCGAAGCTGGCCGGTTTCACCCGCGAGTGGGTTGCCCGCATCGCGCCGGCGTCGAAGTCCTAGCTGCTGCACGTCCTCCTCCTCCCAGCCCCGCCACGTGCGGGGCTTCGCTATGTCCTGCCTTGGGGTGCATGTCCGGCCGATGTGCGGGATGGGTGTCAGGGCCCGGCGCGCAGGCGGGGGCGGGCGGTCATGCGGCGGCTGCGAGGTGCGGCGCGGTGGGGCGCTCGACGTCTTCGCCGGTGAGTGCTTCGACGGCCATCGCGACTAGGTCGCGGGCGGCGTTCGGCGTGACGGCATTGCCGAGCATCTTGACCTTGGTGCGCTTGTCGGCCGGGGTGAGGATGTACCCCTTGGGGAAGTGCATCGCGGCCTGGTACTCGTGCGGCTCCAACATCCGGTAACCGCAGTCGTCGACCGATCGCACCCGGCCTCCGTACACCGCGGCGTGGCCCTCGACGGTTGTGACGGTGCCGAGTGGTTGCATGGCCGGCTGGGCGGTGCTGCTGCTGTAGTACGGCAGGACCATGTCGGGGGCGCTCACCAGGAAGTGGTGGTTGCCGCCCGCGGTGACTGTGGACAGCGGCTCTGTGATGGCACGGTGGGAGGATCCGCCACCGCGGAGCTCCACCACGTAGGGCGGCAGCGCGACACCGGTCTCGTTGCGGGTGGTGACGGTGCGCAGCGGGTCGAGGATGTCCATCGGGGGCTTCTCGCGGCCCTCGTTCGGCACGAGGAAGGGGCGGGAGAACTTCTCGTATCCGGCGTTGATGCGGCGCAGGGTGTTGGCCGCCAACTCGTCTTTGGTGCCCTTGCGTTCGCCGATGGTGCGGGCGGGCAGCCCCCAGTCGATGATCTGGGAGGCGCCGCGGACGGCGGGGGTGACGATGGCGTTACGGCAGGCGACTTGCGGACAGCGCCACACGTACTGGCCGGTCTTGCCGTACCGGCCCCACGGCCGGGTTGGCGAGCACATCTTCGTCGTCTTCCAGGACTGGATCGCCCGGACCGGACCGTGCATCGGGCACAGCGCCGTGGGCCGCAGCCACTTGTCGAAGTCCGGCGCGTGCTCGACCTTCTCGGGCAGCCAGAACACGTCGTACTTGCGGTCACGGGACTGGGCGGCGCCGTCGCCGAGCATGGCGGCGAACATGCTGTTGAGGTAGACGGCTTTGTGGGAGTAGCCGAGGCCGTGCCGCATGGTGTGCAGCCACGACTCGTAGATCGCTCCGGGCCGCGACTTGGGCCCCCACCAGCGGGAGTCGACGACGTTCTCGACGATGACGATGCGGTATGCGTGTTCTTCGCAGAAGCGCGGGACGTCCCACATGGTGGCGCGGGAGCGGATCTCTGCCTCGCTGACGCCGTCGGGGGCGAACAGGCCGTCGTCCCACTCGCCGTGGTCCCGCTTCTTGCCCTTCGCAACGGAGTGGTTCGTGCACTCGGGGGACGCCCACAGGATGTCCGTGGCGGGGTAGCGGCCGGGGACTACCTGGCTGATGTCGGCGCAGTCGTGCCGGGTTTCGGGGTGGTTGGCCTGGTGGGTGTCGATGGCGTGCCGGGAGTGGTTGGCGGCCATGATGACTTCGACTCCGGGGATCTGGATGGCGCCGGTCGATGAGCCACCGGCCCCGCAGAACAGGTCGGTCAGAGTGATGGTCATCAGGCGGCTGCTTTCTCGGAGTTGGGCCGGCGGTCGCGGCGCTCGCCGCTGCGCCATTCCTGGACGATCTGGCGGACGGTGGAGATGGAGACTTCGTTGTCGAGGCGGGCGAGGATCTGCTCGGGTTCGTGGCCGAACCAGGCGAAGTGGATGATTTCTTCGCGGCGGAGCTGGCCGCGTTCGTGGAAGTTGAGTTCGCGGCCGAAATCGGGCTGCGCCTGCGGGTTGTCGATGGTGTCGTCGTCCCAGGCGCCGACGGGGGCCCAGCCTTGGGCTTCGGCTCGCCGCCGGGCTTTCCAGCTCGGTCCGGGAGTGTTCCCGAGGTTGCGGTAGGCGAGCCGGATGGCGGCGTCGATGCGGCCGTCGATGAGCGTGTACCGGCTGTTGGCGATCTGGCCGACGGTGCAGACGGACAGCCCGCAGGCGGCGGAGATGCTTTCCCTGCCGTGACCGATGGCGTACAGGGCCTGGGTGCGGCGCATGGCTCCGAGTGCGGGCCGTTCGGAGAGTTCGTCGAACTGTCCGGGGCGGACGGCGAGGATGCCGAGCGCTTTGACGCGCATGCAGGCCTGGATCCGGCCGTTGATGATGTAGCTGACGGTGGTTTGGGAGATGTTGGCGTGCCGGGCGATGAGGGCTTGACTCATGCCGCTGGCCTGCAACTCCTTGATGTGCGGGAGGAGTACGTCGCGGCCGATGAGGAGGTCTTCACCGGCGAGGCGGGCGCGTTCACGGCGGATGCCGCCAAGCCGGTTGGCGCGGGTGCATGCCTTGCAGCGGCACGGCGGCCGGCCGAAGCGGGTGCCCTTGTAGCGGGCTTCGGTGCCGTGCGGCGGGACGGGGCGGCGGTTCATGGCTGCGGCTTCTCCTTCCGGTGCTGGTCGATGGCGTCGCGGAGTCGGTCGAGTTCGTCGCAGTCGCTGTAGATGGCGACGCAGTCGAGGTAGAGCCCTGCGTCGGTGCCGGGCTGCCGCTGGGGCTGGTCGGCGAGGATGGCCGCGACGCGTTCGCCGGCGGCCCGGAGTTCCCGCCGCAGCGCCCACCAGGCGAATCCGGCGGCCACCACCACAGCGGCGAGCCAGATCCAGTTCCGGCCGATCCACTCCCCGACGGGCTGCAGGTTGTTGCCGGCGGTGAGCCACGCGCCGTACAGGTCGGGGTTCATGACCGCCCCCGGTTGAGGTAGGCGCCGATGCCGCACCAGAGGGCCATGGCCGCGACGTACTGGACGGCGAGAACGGGCAGCCAGCCCCAGGTGGCGACCACGTTGAGGTACCAGTTGGCGACGGTGCCGAGGGTGCCGTTGTGGCTCACGTCCGCCTCCCGACGGCCTGGTACGCCCAGTTGATGAGCCAGCCGAGGCCTGCACCGGCGGCGAAGCAGGCGCCGACGGCGATGGCGACCAGCAGCGGGTCGGTGGGGTCGAGGTACGCGGAGAGGGTCATGCCGCCCTCCTCTCGTCGGCGCGGGCCTGCCGTCGTGCGGCACGCTCGTCGCGGCGCCGGGCGACCACCAACTCCCGCATCCGAACCGGTACGCCGATCCACACGTAGACGAGGCTGTGGCGGCAGCGTTCGCTGGCCCCGTAGCCGTGGTGGCGGATGACGCCCTCGTCTTGCAGACGGCGGGGGAGACTGCCCCATTGGCTCTTGGGCCGGGGAGGGTCGGGCAGGTTCTTGTCGCGGGCGACCGAGTCGATGGTGAACGGCCGTCCGCTGTCGGCGGCTTCGACGAACGCGGGCCACACCTCGTCGACCCACGCCTCGTAGTCGTCCATGACGCGGCGGGTGGCGGGCGGGGCCGCGGCGGCGAGGTGGGGGCCGTCGAAGGCCGGAACGATGTTGCTCATGAGGCGTTCTCCTCGGTGGCGGCGAGGATGGCCTCGCAGGTGTTGAGGTCGCGGTCGGCGAGGGTGAGCAGTTCGCCGTCGGGGGTGAAGATCCGCGTTTTGGCGGCCTTCCACGGCCAGACTTCGAGGTCGTACTCGATGCGGAAGGGCTGGTTGTTTTCGTCGGCGAGGGTGGCGGCGCTGTAGTCGCGGGCGCACAGCCAGGCGCCGGTGGGGAGGCCGCCGGGGAACTGGAGGGCCTCGCCCCAGCGGAAGACGGGGCGGACCTGCTGGCAGTGCTGGCAGCGGCCGACCTGCGGGAGGGGGCTCATCGGGTCACCGCCAACTGCGCCTCGACGGCGGCGAGCACCGCGTCGTCGGGCGTCCAGAAGCCGAGCGCCCCCTTGGCCGGGACCGGCTCGGGCAGTGCGGTGACGTCGGCCAACTCCCAGTGGTAGAGGTCGGGTTGGGCCCAGTAGCTGCAGCAGACTTGGTTGCCGTTGTCGTAGTGACAGCCGGTCACGGTGGCGACGGCGACGATCGCGGAGTACACGTCGAGGCGCTCGCCGTAGACGGTCGCGAACCGGTCCCGCTGGGCTCCGGCGTGGATGAGGATGCGGGCGCCCCAGTACTTGCTGGGGAGCTGCCAGGTGCGGTTCTCGACCCTCTTCGTCTGATGGGCTATCGCGCCCGCCCAGGGCTGCCGAATCGTGAGGGCCTTCATCGGGCCGTCTCCTTGCTGCTGTCGTGCAGGAGGTGGGTGTCGTTGAGCTCGCGCTCATCGAGGACGTGGTCCACGGCGCCGCGGATGGCCCCGGTGAGTGCGTCGCGGAGTTCCGTGGACAGGCCGCGCCGGTGGGCGATCTGGACGGCCAAATCCCAGGCGTCACCACCGCGGCCCCACGCGAGTTCAGTTGTCGTCGTGAGGCGGCGGGCGCCGAGGTTCACGGACCAGGCCGACATGTCGACGGCGTTGTCGAGGAGGCTGACGAGTTCGTCGCACGCCTCGTCGATCTCCTCGGTGGTGGCTTTCGCGGCCCAGCGGTGCTCGACGGCGCTCCGAATGCGGTGATCCGCGTCGAGAGCGGCTTCCGCGCGCAGCTTCGCCGCGAGGGCGCGGAGGTCGTCGTCGGTGTACGGGGCGGTCATCGCCCGGCCTCCTCGAAGACGCTGTTGACCATGGCGTTGTGGCTGTCGACGGCGGTGTTGAAGCAGTCGGTGCACAGGAAGGTGACGGGCATTTCCTCGCCGGGCTCGTGCCAGGGCTGGGCGGGCGGCTGCCAGCGGAACAGGCGGCGGGTGTGGTTGCAGTCGGGGCACTGGCCGTCGCGGGAGCTGCCGACGATCAGGGCCTCTTCCTGCTGCCGCAGTTCGGCCTGGTGCGCGTCGTAGCTGATGCCGCAACCGGTGCAGTCGCCGGGCCGGAAGATCGAGCCGTGCGGGGGCTGGCAGGGGAAGCCGTGCTTGCAGAGCGAAACGGTCATGACGTGGTTTCCTTGTCGGATCGAGGGGCCGGCCCGAATCCCGCGGGCCGGCCTCCGGTGTGTGCGGGCTACTGCTCGGTGCTGTCCGGCTCGGGCATGGGCGCGGTCTCGGGCTGGGGGTCGGTGCTCAGCCAGGCGAGGAGCGGCCCAGCGATGTCGCGGGCGCCCTGCGGACGCGGGATGACCTTGCGATTCAGGGACGGGCAGCGGGACTTGAGGACTTCGAGCGTGTTGTCGATGTCCATGGCCACGGCGACGTCGAACTCGTACTCGATGCCCTTGCGCTGCTCGGGCCGGGTGCCGACCCGCTGCGGCTTGCCGCCCTCCAGCACCCACTCGGTGTAGGAGCGCATCGAGGCGACGACGTGGCCGGGGTAGGCGAGGATCGCGGCGACCATGTCGTTCTGCATGGGGGTGCCGTCTTTCCAGCCGGCGAACTTGTTGCCGCCGTACTTGGCCTTGGCCCTGTCGACCTGGTCGAGGGTGCCGTCGGTGCCCTTCCAGAAGTGGGAGAGGCTGTCGACGAAGACGGTCGGGTAGCCGGCCTGCGCGGCGGCATCCAGGGCGCGGGCGAGGTCGCGGGGGTCGTAGCGGTCCATGGCGAGGGTGTCGAACTGAATGCCGCCGACGCCCGCGTAGAGGCTGGCCGCGCCCTTCTCGGTGTCGATGACGGCGAACCGTCGGCCCTCGGACAGGCCGTGGGCGATACCGAGACCGGTCCAGGTCTTGCCGGAGCCGGACATGCCCTGGATGGACAGGCGCGCCTTGCGGCCGGCCTTGCTGGCGGGTCGGAACGCGAACTGTTCGGCGTTGCCGTTCTGTTCGGCGGCCGGGCGGCCGGTGCGGACGGGCGGGGGAAGCTGGGACATGTTCAGTGCTCCTGAGGGAAGTTGATGCGGGCGTACTCGCCGAAGAACTCGACGGCTGCGGCGTCGTAGGCTCGCGCCGCCTCTTCGCGAGTGCTGAAGAGGCCGAGGTAGTGCGACCTGTTGTTGCGCTTTATCTGGGCCACCCAGGCGCTGCTGGGGGCGCGCCAGGAGACCCCTTTGAAGCCGGACTTGTTGTTCGAGCGAATGCGGGTGTTGGCGCAGTTCTGGGCCTGCGTGGTGATGCGGAGGTTCGATCGCCGGTTGTCGAGGCCGTCGCCGTTGCGGTGGTCGATGCCGATCACGCCGGTGATGAAGTTGTGCATCTGCTGGGTTGAGCGGCGTCCGCCCGGCAGGACGATCGCGTGTTGGGCGTAGATCGTCTTTCCGTGCCGCCGCACGTTCCAGCGGCCCGCAGCGATGACCCGCGGAAAGTCGGCGGCGTCGACCAGGGCCACGTAGCCGCGGGTCAGCGGTACGGCCAGAACTGACTCGGACATGCGCCCTCCTAGGCGTACTGGCGCTCGACCCACGAGGGCAGCGCGATCATCGGGTTGGGCAGGTAGCCGGGCCATTCGCCGGACTCGCGGCAGAAGGCGTAGGCGTTGAGGGCGACCTGGTTGAGGTGGCGGCCGATCTCTCGCGCCATCGGGTCGCAGGTCGTGACCACCACCAGGTAGGGCGGCTCTTTCTCCTGCAGCACGAACTGGAACGGCTTCTCTGGGTCGGCCGCGTCGAGCGCGACGCCTGCGTCGATGTACCACTCCTGCTGTTGCATGTAGCCGTGCTCGTTGAAGGCCTTCTCCAGGTCTTCGCGGCGGCATGACCTGGCCGTCTTGTAGTCGACGATCTGGCCGTCGTGACGCAGGAAGTCGAAGCGGGCTCGCCGCCAGATGCCGCCGTCCTCCCAGAAGGCGGACCGTTCGGCGACGCCGGAGTCCGGCTCCAGGAGGGCGGACGCCTCGGGGTCGGCACGCACCACCGCGACCATGGCCTTGACCTGCCGCAGTTCGGACGGCTTCAGTGGCGTCTTGCCCTCGGCGCGGATCGATGCGACCTCTGCCTTGACGGCGTTGGTGGTCCACTTCTCCGCATCGACGACGACCAGTTCGGGCCCGTTGCCGAGTAGAAGGGTGTGCGCCGCGGTGCCGAGGTCGAACTCCTTCTTCGGCGGCTCGGGATGCTCGGACCAGTACTTGAACTTGGCGGGGCACAGGGAGGCGAGCTTGCGGGCTCCGGTCGAGGAGAGACTGCCGCCCGGCACGGGGTCCTGGTGGTACGTCTCGGAGTCGATGTCGTAGAGGCCGGGCTCGACCTCGGCCGGCGCTTCGATCGTGGTAGTCATCGCGCCGCCCCCGTCTGTGCGCGGTGGACGACAACTGCCGCGTAGGCGTCGATGAGCTGGCGGGCGTTGTCCCCCAGCCAGCCGCCGTCTTCCAGTGCGGACAGGAGTCGCGCCTCGGGGTCGCAGCCCTCGCAGATGCCGTCGGCGGTGAACGGCCCGTCTTCGTCGCCGCAACGGACGCACCGCAGTGGCGTGGCAGGCTTTGTGGTGCTTTCGGTGCTCATGGGACCTTCCAGAAGGTGTGCGGGTTCGCGGGTCGCTGCCCCGGACGGGGGGTGTCGCGGGGCAGCGACCCAGGGAGGCCGCGGAGCGGGGGACTCGACGCGGCGTGGCCTGTGAAGGTGTTGAGCGGCTACTTGGCCTTGAGCCCGGCCTTGACGGCGCCCGCGATCTGCTCGCTGACCTGGCTGCCGATCTGTCCGGCTACGAGGTCACGTGCCTGCTTGACGGCGTCGGCGATCTCAGCCTTGAAGGCCCGGTCGACCTCGGCCCGCACCAGCGACTGCAGGACGGTGCCCGCCTCGCGCCGGTACTTGTCGGCGGGCTCCTTCATGTACTTGCGGGCCTCGTCGACGATCACCTCGGACAGGGTGGTCTCCTGACCCGTCGCCTCGCCGTAGCCGTTGGTCTTCTTGATCGGCCGGCTGACGGCTTCGACGATGGCCGGGCGGATCGCGGCCCGGATCTCCTCGCCGCGGATCTCGGTGACGCGGTCACGCAGTCGCGGGTACCGGTCGTCGCTGACCAGCCGGTCGACGATCTGAGCGGCCACCAGGTCGGCGACCGTTCGCTCCTTGCCGGTGGCGACGAGGTCGCCGTCCTCGTCGATGTCGACGACGTCCGCGACGACCGTGCTGAGGGTGATGTCGTCGACCTGGATGGTGATGTTCACGCGTTCTCCTGGGATGGTTGTTCGGATCCCCGGGTGTTTGCCGCACTCGGGGGTTTCTGGTTGTTCACCGGGCGGTCGGGACTCGCGGTCTCCGGCCGCCCGGGGTCAGTGGGTGTACTGCGGCCAGTCGAGGACGGGCAGTTGCTGCGTCTCGTCGTTGGCGGTGGACTGGTACGGCAGCGGCGGTATGTAGGGCCACTGCACGACGGGCGCGAACGGCCGGGCCAGTTCGGTGGGCACCGGGTGGAGCTTCGGCCGGGCTTTGATGACGGCCTGCCCAGGCGTTCCTGCTCGGCCTTGGCGCGGATCACCGTGCGTCGCCACTCTTCGTTGGCCTTCTTCACCGCGGTGTTCTCGGCGCGGAGTCGAGCGATGAGCATGGCGTCCTGGCAGCCGCGGATCAGCGCTGTGTGAATCTCGTCGGCGGCCCGGTAGGCGTTGGCGGCGAGCTGCTGCTTGTCGGCCTTCAGGTCGCGGACCTGGCTGCGGAGGCCGGCGATGATGACGGTGGGGCGGTGGCGGCCGACGGTGGCGCGCAGGGTGATGCTCACGCGGACACCCCCGCCCGCAGGCTGGCCGCCGTGTCGCGGAACGCCTTGGTGACCTGTCGCTTCTGCCGGCCCTTCGCGTCGTTCCATTCGGCGAGCACCCGGATGTTGAGGTGCGCAATGACGGCGTCACCGGCTGCCTGGGCGAGCGCGAACCGCTCGGGGGTACCGGTGCTGGACGGCCTCGGTTCGCCGTGGACGGCGTAGTGGATGGCACCCCAGGCGCATACCGGGCAGTCGTTGATGGGGGTGCCGTTGTCGGCTTCCGTCTCGCCGTACAGGTAGTCCTTGGTGTGGCCGACGCGTTCGAGGTGGGCGAGGGCCTTGTCGAGGACGTCGGCGATCTCGACGGCGGTGGGAGTGGTGAGGGTGTCAGGCACGGTCGTTCTCCAGTCCGGTGCAGTCGACATATCCGGAGGCCTTGCTGTCGGCGAAGTCGCGGCTGGTGGCGAGGGCCCGGCTGACCTCGGCGGCGTCGACTGCCGCTTCGCGGGCGTCCTGGCGGCGGATGTCTCGGCGGGCGCTCCAGCGCCCGAAGCTGACTGCGGAGGTGACGAGGACCCCGAGGGCGAGACCGAGGATGATGTTGGCGATCACGACGTCACCGCCTTGCCTGCGGCCTCGGTGAGCGCGTCCAGCACTTCGGCCTGCGTGCGTCCGGCCTTCCGTTCCCAGTCGCCAGCCCACTCGCATTCGAGGTGCAGGCAGAGCAGGTCCCAGGCGGCGAGGGTGACCGCCTCCGCCTTCACTCCGCCCTTGCCGGGCGTGTAGCCCACCGCGCGGTCGATGGCGCCCATGAGCGGGTTGCGGAGCGGATGCCACTTCTCCCGGGAGAGGAGGTCGGCGGCGGCGGTCAGGGCGGTTGCGGCACGGGTGACGTCGGTGGCGCGCGGGCGCGTCTTCAGGGCGGTCATCACGCCACCCGCCCGAGCCGGGCCCGGCGTGCGTTCTCGAACCGCGCGTGTTCGGCGGCGTTCTGGTCGAGGTAGTCGGCGATCGACCACGGCCGGACACCGTGCGAACGGCGCTCCATCTCCTGCTCGACGCGGACGAGGGCGTCCATCTCCAGGTCGGCCAGCGGACGGGGGTCTACGGCAGTCGCCATGTCAGGCCACCACCCTCAGGCTGCGGGCTCGCTGATCGGCGACGGCTTGGGCGGCGGCGACGGCCAGCTTGTCGAGGGCGGCCTGCCCGGCGAAGTCGAGGGTGATCGACACGTGACCGAGAAGGATGAACGAATGGCCGCCCTCGTCGACGTACTTGATGTCGTCCGGGTTGTCGCCGAGAAGGAGCGTCTGGTTCAGGAGCCGGGTCGGGTTGTCGTTCACGAGATCTCCTCGGCGGTCGGATACGGGAAGGCGGGGGTCGACGCGTCGGAGTCGGCGTCGCAGAGCAGATGCCGCATCTCGGCGCCCTCGCCGGATGTGGCGTGCTGGCCGTGGACACCGGCCTGCGGGTCGGCCGGCAGGAGACGGAGGCGTTCGGCTGAGGCGTCGACCTTCTGGCGGGCGACCAGGGCGGCCATGCGCTCGCGCAGCGTCGACTCCGGGACGTCGAGGTCGGCGATCGGGCGGGTCATGACGTGACCTCCGCGTGCACGGCGGCCGACCGGCCCTGCCCGCAGTGCTTGCAGTTGGCGGGCCGCCTCTTCGCGTCACTCTCGCCCTGGTACTCCTTCTCGAAGCCGTGCAGGGCGGCGGCGGCGTCTTCCCTCGCCCACTGCGCCTCTCGCTCGCGAAGGCGGTAGTCGACATCGAAGGCGCCCTCGAAGTCGCGGTCCTCGCGGGCCTGGTGGGCGAGTTCCCTGTACGACTGACGGATGGCGTTGCGCTCCGCCTCCACAGCCGGACGCTCCAGTTCGGCGATGCGTGCCCTCTGCCGCTCAACTTCGGCGACGAGCAGGAGCATCGACTCCTTGGCGCGGGCGGAGTGGAACGAGATCGACGTCTCGTAGCGCAGCAGGCTCTTGATCTCGGAGAGACGTTCGTCGCTGAGCACCGGCCTGACCGGCATCGGCAGGGCGCCCTTCGCGGCCACGGCGTCGGCCAGCTTCGCCGCCTCCCACTCGGCCTCCGTGATCACGTCGACGTGGGTGAGGGAGATGTAGGCGCCGTGGCCCTCGACCCAGACGACGCCGTCGCGGTCCAAGCCGACCGACTGGGCTTTGGTGCGGGTGCGGGTGACGAGACGGCGGGTGGACGGGATGCCCTCCGGCCGGGCGCCCGGGTAGGCGAAGACGAGACTGCCGACCGGATGCAGGGAGTTGAAGGTCTCGGCGTTCACACCGTCACCGCCGTAGGGGTGGCGAGCGCCTTCAGCCCGTACCGGCTGACCTTGTCGTAGCGGGCGATGCCCCAGACGATCGCCTGGCAGGCCCACAGGAACCACCACTCGAAGTCCTGGAACTGCACCTCGTCCATGTCGGAGAAGTCGAAGGTGAGGTCGCGGACCGGGGCCGAATGCTTGTCACCGGCCTGCTTGAGGTGGTCGCTGGCCTTCATGGCGGTGGCCGTGTAGGACTCGTCCTCGAACTCCCAAGTGCACTCACGGCACTTGGCCAGGTACGCCTCGCCGAAGCGAAACTCGGAGAGGGCCCGTCGCGCCTCTTCCTCGTACTCGCAGTTGAACTCGGACTCGACGTGCTCGGCCCACGCGGCGGTGACCCCGGGATAGTCGTCCTCGACGGCCGCGAGAGTCTCGGCGACCTCCTGCTCGAACAGCTTCTCGCTGTAGGCGGTGGCGGCCTCACGCCCGCTGGCCAGCTTCTCCGACCAGTAGCCGGGGTTGATGTGGCGTGTGCCGTCACGCCAGATCCCGGAGCGGAAGAACTTGAACATGTCCTCGTCGCGGCGGAAGACGTAGCTGTTGCCGTCACCGGAGAACACAAGCTGGTCAGGCGTGGTGATCAGCTCGAACCAGTAGAAGCCGTGGGACGGCTCACGGAACGCCAGGTGACGGTAGAGGCCGTCGTCGTGCAGGATCACCATCTCGTGGGCGGACGTGTCGCTGGCAAACCGGGCGGCGGACTCGGGGTAGCCAGTCATGACGCCTCCCCGAGCCTCTGCTGGGCGGGGCCTGCGGTGGCGTTGTCGCAGAAGCGGGCGATGTCTTCAAAAGACGCGGCTTCGCGCTGGTACTCGATCGCGTACAGCGTCCGGAAGTTCAGCTCGAACTCGGCCGCATTCTTCTGGGCCAGTTCGGGTCGTGTTCCCCGGCCAAGCAGGTAACGCTCAGCGGCCGTCGGGTCCTCGTCGGCCCAAGGTGCCGGGCTGAGAGCCATTGCCTCCTTGGCCATCTCATAGAAGGCGTCAGAAGCAGCCCACCTGTTCTCGTCGTTGACGAGCGGAGCAATCAGGCGGACCTTGCCCGTAATCTCCTCCAACTTGGCCATGGCGACCTTGTGGTTAAAGGAGGCGTGCGCTCGGGCCTCGGCGGCTTCGCGTTCCGTCAGCCAGGCCGTCAGTTGGCCCTCGGGGAGGCGCTCGTAGTGGAGGCCCTGGGCGTACTCGACGACAGAGTCGAAGTCGCCAGCCTCGAAGGCTTCGCGTCCGACAGCGATCGCCCAACGCTCTTCACAGAATGCGATGAGGGCCGACTCGTTCGCGGCGTACCCAACGTGAGGGATGGACACCCATGTGCGGGCCGCCGAGTGGCCGTGCGCCTGGGCTGCTTTGGCGTGCTGTCCGATGCGCTTTTGTGCGTCACGGGTCTGGCCGACCTTGACGGTTCCGCTGGTGAACTCGATGACGTAGACGTAGCGCTCAAGATCGCGGCGGACGAGTTCGCGTTTGCGGTCGAGTTCGCGATGACGATGCGACTCGTGTGACGATGTGGACAAGGTCCACTCCAGTTCTGTCAGAGATGTGTGGGTGGATCGCGCGGCCTTTGGCCGCTGGCCCCGGCTGCCGGTCTTGACCACCGGCGGGTGGGGCCGTTTGGTGTTTCAGGCGGCGGAGTGGCTGGCCTCGATGGCGTCCTCGTGGTCGCCGTTCAGCCAGGCGTCCAGTTCGGTGACCTTGTAGGCGTAGCGGCGGAGTCCGTGGCGCTTGCTTTTCGGGCCTATTTCGTCGCGGCGCCAGCGGTAGAGGGTGACGACGTGGACGCCGATGTAGTCGGCGGCGTCGTCGCTCCACAGCCAGCCCTTGGGCGGCGGCTTCGGCTTGTTGGGCATTGGTCTATTCCTCACTGGTGGGGGCGGGGGGACGAGACGAACGGTTCGATTTCGGAGACGACGGAGGCGCGAAAAGGGGGTTGATGGCGACTCCGAGGGCCTCCGCTATGGCGGTGGCGTCAAGAACGTCGGCCGTGACCTGCCGACCGGTCAGAAGTTTTTCGATCACTCCTGCTCTGACACCCGAGGCTTCAGCCAGGGTCCGGACCGAGAATGACTCACATCGGCCGGGATTCAACATGCAGTGCCTGAGGAACGGGATGCTTCGCAGGGTCCAGCGTCGGCTCACGATTCCCCCGAGTGGTGCGGAACTGATTGCCTAACAGAGCAAATCATAGTCGAGCCGTTTCGTCTACAGATCCGAGACGATCCACCCTCAGGTATCGGCAAATCTTGTGGCTGGATAGCATCGACGTGTAGACGAACCGTCTCGGATCTCGGATGGTTGTACGGACTGAGCTGGTACTTTTTCAAGGTCATCCCGCGCACATAGAGACAGTCGGTGTTTGAAGTGCCACGAGAGGAAGACGAGGACATGACGGCTCCGGCCACCACCCCGGACCCCGGTGCGGCCGAACCATCCCCCATTGGCGCCCTCTCCCGGCTCATCCAGGACGCCAACGACCGCGGCCTCTCGTTCCAGAAGATGTCCGACCGGGCCATCCACCCCGAGTCCGGCACCAGACTGTCCAAGCCCTACCTGCAGCGCCTTCTCAGCAACCCGCCCGTCAGCGCCCCCAGTCCGAACCAGCTGAAGGCCCTCGCGGTCGCCCTGAACATCGCAGAGCGGCGCGTCAAGGCTGCCGCCGCGGCCCAGTGGCTGGAGTACGAGGCGACCGAGCTTGCGGGCTACGGCGACGAGGTGCGCATCATCGTCAGCCACCTGGCCGGCATGCCCGAGCCGGAGCTGCGCCGCTGGCGGGCGATGATCGAAGCGGACGAGCGCGCGCGCCGCGAGAACGACTAGCGGACGACCATCGGTCGCAACGCAACGTGACCGATAAAGTCCCCATATAGACATTCACTTGAACGGATTGTCGCAGTCTGCTTACGGGGCGTACCCTTCCACAACCGTGCGCTCCCGACATGCGTCGCCCGAGCGCACCTTGCGACGGGAGGGCGCATGCTACGTGTCGTGTACGAAGCAACCACCGATCTCGAACCGGACAGGCTCGTCGATGTCACGGAGACCCGCGGCCGGGTCAACATCAAGCTCCGCCATGGCGCCACCGCAGACCAGTACATCCCTCCGCTGAACGAAGAACTCACAGCCTTCGTCGGCAAGTGCGGCTGGTTCCAGATCTGGCGAGGGCAGATCATCAGCGCCGGCTCCCCCGAAAGCCCGCTCACCGTTCAGTACGAGGCCGACACCTCCGTAGATCCGGCCCAGGGCGTGCAGATCCGGGAACTGAAGGGCGTAGTGCGCCTGCACGTGTGCCCCGACCTGAAGGCCGAAGACATCGTCAGATCCCTCAATCCGGCCATAGAGCAGTTCCTCGCCGGCGGCCAGTGGTTCCAGCTGTGGGACGGCGAGATCGTCACCATGGAGTCGCCGGACAACGCCATGGTCTGACGCGCGCAAGAGGGGGGCCAGCATGCCTGGCTACATCGAAGACAGATGGATGACGAAGAAGCCGGACCCGAAGACCGGCAAGAAACGCCGGACCGAGCGATGGGGGCAGGGCAAGCGCTACCGGGTCGCCGGCATCCCCGGCGTAAAGGACCGGTCGTTCGACAAGCTCGAAGGGCCCGAGGGCTCCAAGGCGTGGCTGGCGAAAGCCCAGCACGAATCCAGTGCGGGAGAGTTCACGGACCCCCGCCGCGGCCAGATCCTCCTGAAGGACTACATCGAGGACGAGTGGTGGCCTCGCCGGCACTACGACAACCCCTCCACCGAGGTAACGGTCAAGGGCCGCGTCTGGACGCACATCGTCCCTCACCTCGGCGAGTACCAGTTGAACTCCATCAAGACGCAGCAGTTGGGCGAGTGGCTCTCGACCCTAAAGGAGACGGCGGGAGCCGGCACCGGCAACGAGGCCTGGCGCTACCTGTCGGCGATCTTCCAGGCCGCGATCGACGACGAACGCCTCACCCGCAATCCGTGCCGAAGGCAGACCACGCTGCGCGTCCCGCCGCGCCCGTCGGCCAAGGCCCGCGCGTGGCCCAAGGGCCGCGTCCTGGCCGTGCAGGCGGCCATGGACGAGCGCTTCCAGCTCTGCGTGGATCTGGGCGTGGGTGCCGGATTGCGCTCGGGAGAGGTGTTCGGCCTGTCGGAGGACGACATCGACTTTGAGGGCGGCAGGATTCTGATCCGCCGCCAGGTGAAAAAGGTGGGCGCGAAGCTCGCGTTCGCCTTGCCGAAGGGGGAGAAGACCAGGGACGTGCCCGTGCCCGACTACCTCCTGAAGCGGATCGCCGAGGCGATGGGCCGACGTCCAGCTCGCCGGGTAACCCTTCCCTGGAAGGATCCGCGTCCGCCGAAGACGGAGCGAGAGAAGGGTGAAAGGGCTCCGCAGACCCAC